TTAGTAAAGGAAAAGAAGGATTGGAATTTCGTTTTAGCGACAAAACCGACGCTCAAAAATTTGCAAAATATATGCAACAACAAGGACATAAAACAGTATTAGATTTGCAATTTAGTGGCAATAATACTGTGATGATAAAAGAAAATATACAACAAGGAGAGAATACGATGATAAAGGAAGTTTCCGCAGCTCAGGAAAAGAAATTTGAAAACGCAATTAAATCCGCTTTAGCTGTCGTATATCCCGATGCTACTTCAATGGCAAGAGCGATAATGAAAGCAAATCCGCAAATTGACAGAGACGATGCTTGGAAAATTGCGTATGGATTTGAAGGACACGCAATAAAAAATAAAAAGAACGAAAATAATCAACTAGGAGAAAATACGATGAAGATCAAAATGTCAGAATTAAAAGGGCTTATCAAAGAAGTCTTGGCAGAAGAAACCAATGAATATCAGCAATTCTTCAAAGACGCACTTGAGAAGTTCGGTGCAAAATCGCCAGCCGACTTAGGCGACAAAAAAGATGAATTCTTTTCATACGTGGAAAAAAATTGGAAAGGCAAATCTGAATGCAAAGATGAAAAAATTAAAAAAGAAACTCTTGAGCCAGTTTCTCAGGCAGCGGGTGAGCCAGAATATAACCCGACAAAAAGATTGAAAGCAAAAAAACGCGATCAAATCGTTGCGAAAGAAAGCAAAGAAGTTCAGAAAGTTCGTCAGTTGGTTCGGGAAGAGCTAAAATTCGTTATGTTTAACGAAATTCCTGGAGGGCTTAGCCGTAAACGTGCGAAAAAAAGAGTGACTCAGATAGGAAGCGCCGAAACCAATAAAGCGATATAAGTTGCCGCAGGAGAAAAATAAAATGTTTTGTCAAAAATTGAAATCCGTTCTTCAATGGGTATGGGGAGCGCTCGTCCTTATTGGCATGATAATTCTTTATCGGTTGATTTTGAAAAAAGATGGTAGTGAAGAAAGATTAAAACAACTGGAAAAAGAAATTGCGTACTTACAAAATACGATAAAGGCACTGGAAAATGAGCGAAAGTTGCATTTAGATAACGCTAATCAATTGGACGAACAAGGAAAACTTCTAGATAAACAAATTGAAGAACATAAAAAGAAACAACAAAACTTAAAAGAAAAACGTGATTTGGCGAAAAGTATTTTGGAGAAGTATAAATGAAAAAGTTTATATTTTTAGTTTTATTATTATTTCTTTCTGTTAATTTATTTGCGCAAGATTCTATAAAAGTCGCGAGGGAAGATTGGGAATTTCTGAAACATACATATACTGAAGTGGATTCCGAACTATCAAATTGCGAATATTTGAATAATTTATACGAACAGCGATGCTCTTTATTCCAATCAGAAGTATATGAGTTACAAAGAGCAAATCAGCTTGCTGATTCTATTATGGCAAAAAAAGATATTCAACTAGAATTCAGAAAAGAGCAACTTGCGGTAGTAAACAAACAGCTAAAAGATAAAGATATAGAAATATGGATATATCGGATTGCCACTTCATTGCTAATAATTACAACGGTCGGTCTTACGTTAAAGTAAGAGAAAAATAAATGAATGAAACATTACCCATAGTAGCAAAGTCACTAAAAGATATTGTTGCCGAAGAATACAAACGATGTTCTGTGGATACCGCCTATTTCTTAAAAAAATATGCGAAAATACAACATCCCGTAAGTGCTGGGAAAATACCGTTCATTTTATTCCCGTTTCAGGAAAAAACTCTAGAAGAAATTAAAAAGAATCGTTATAATTTAATTCTGAAATCTCGCCAGTTGGGGTTATCCACTTTAACGGCCGGATACGCATTGTGGAGAATCCTTTTCAAGTCGGATCAAAACATTTTAGTTATTGCAACAGTACGAGATGTCGCCAAAAATATGATTACAAAAATACGAGTTATGTATGATAACTTGCCCGGATGGTTAAAAACGGTTGAAACTGAAAACAACAAAATGTCTTTAGCGTTAAGTAACGGTTCAATTGTTAAAGCAATTTCTTCTTCTCCGACCGCCGGTCGTTCTGAAGCCTTGTCTCTGCTAATTTTAGACGAAGCCGCATTCATAGAATACATTGACGAAATATGGGTCGCCGCTCAACAAACGTTGGCGACAGGTGGAGATTGTATCGTTCTTTCAACACCGAATGGTATCGGTAACTGGTTTCATAAAATGTGGACAGACGCTGAAGACGGGATAAACGGGTTTGCGACGATGAAGTTGCCGTGGTACGTGCATCCAGAACGAGATCAGATGTGGAGAGATGAGCAAGACCTTAAACTCGGAAAACGAAAGGCCGCGCAAGAGTGCGACGCAGATTTCTTAACATCTGGAAATACTGTCGTGGATATGGGAATACTTCAGTTCTATAAGGCGACTCACGTAGCCGAACCGAAAGAAAAAAGCGGAATTGATAACGGATTATGGATCTGGGATTATCCAGATTATACTAAAGCATATGTAATATCGGCGGACGTTGCTCGCGGAGACGGGTCTGATTTTTCCGCCGCGCAAGTTTTTGATGTGGAAAATGTAATACAAGTAGCGGAATATCGGGGGAAAATAGACACTCGCGCATTTGGAAGATTACTCGCCAGTCTCGGGATAACATATAATAACGCGATGATAGTTGTGGAAAGAGAAAATCTCGGTTGGGGAACATTGCAGGAAATTATTAATCTGAATTATCCGAACGTTTTCTATTCTACGGAAGATCTAAAATATGTTGATACGACTCACCAAATTAAAAATAAAATACATCGGGAAGAGAAAAAAATGAAACCTGGTTTCGCGACCACGATGAGAACTCGTCCGTTGCTTATTTCAAAAGTAGAAAGATATTTTTTAGATAGAGAAATAATTGTTCGTTCAATACGAACTATAAACGAATTAGAAACATTTATTTGGAAAGATGGGCGAGCTGAAGCCATGACGGGAAGAAATGATGATCTGGTTATGTCGTTGGGTATATTATTATGGGTTCGCGACACAGCGTTAAAGTTAAAAACCCAGGGAATTGAGCTGACAAAAATTGTTTTAGGCAGGATAGGAAAAGTTTCTTATGACGGCGTCTATAAATCCACGGATTTGCGGGTAAACCCATTTGACTATGGCGTGGGAAAAACTAGAATAGATTTGAAAGAATATTTATAAAAAATGGAGAAATAAGATGGATGTTTTTACTGTTGAAAAAGTGCAAATGACTAAAGAAACTAAAAAACGCTGGAACGAGGTGAAAAACAAACACTGGTCAATAAAGGAAAAAATGAGATATGCGTTACAAATACCAATAGAAGATGTGGAAAATATATTATTGGCAGAAAAGAAAAGTGGAAAAAGAAAGTTAAATTGAAATGAATAAACAAATACTGGAGACTCCGCACGCCGTTTATAATGCGAAGGGTATTGGCCTAATAGACTTTAGAATAGAAAAAATGCCTATACCGGCAGATGAAAAAAATAAACTTGCGAGATCATTTAATACGAACAGAGGTATAATCGGCAAAATGCCGGGTGGGCAATTGCTACGGTTTACGATAGATAATGTAAAGGTTCTCAGAGATTTACCGAATGATGGAACACCTGTGCTTCCACCCGATTGGAGCAAATATGCGCAGATTATTCGCGACAGTAAAAGAAGAGATGAAATGAAGATAAAAGAATTGAAACTTCGCGACATTATTCGCGAGTTAGTAAAAGAAGTTATGCGAGAAAAATAAAATGGATAAATCACTTTGGAATAAAATACTTAAATACAATAAATTAGTAACTGAATCGGCTTTAATTTGGAAAAAGATGGGAAAAGAATTATCAGCAAAAGATGATAAATATAATTATCACATAAGTTATTATGCGCTTGGGGAAGCGGCGCTGTTAAATGTTACGGATAAAAATGGAAATGATAAGGGCGGGCAGTATTATACTACCATAGAAGATGCGAAACGAGCTGCAGAAACTTGGAGATAAAAAATGAAAAAATCAGAATTTAGGCGGATTATAAGAGAAGAGATACAAAAAATCGGGGAATCAAAATTAAAAGAATCGTTTGAGAAAATATATGATAAATACGATAAAAAAGATTATTGATTCTTAAATAGCACTATTACTAATACGAAAAAAGAATTAAAGATTGCGCAAGATCGCGGAGACAAAAACGCTCTCAAATATACTGAAAAACGTCTTGAAGATGCGATGAGAAAAAACAATAAAGACGCGGTTGAAACAATGTATCGCCAGTTGGCGAGAAACATACAAACAAATAATAAGAAATGGTTAAAAAGTCGCTTACGCCATGACCAATTTTTTATGTTGGATGCATTTGAAGACATTACAGGAACTAAACTTCCAAAGACGACAAGAGATATTCATAAGTTTATAGACGCGATGGACGAAGGATAAATAAAAATAAAGGAATTATATGGCAACTAATGACAACATTTTTAATAGATTAAAAAGATTTTTTTCCAGTGATGTAGTAGTTCGTAACATCGGTGGTCGCCGTCTGCGCGTAGTTGATATAGACTCGGTGCAGAAAATCGGCGACAGACGAATGAATGATAAATACACTCGTTTGTATTCTACGCTAAGTTATGGAACTTTCGCCCAGGGAACTCCCTACGGAGTTACTGCTGCAAGATTGCAACTGTTTAGAGATTATGAAGTTATGGATATGGACGCAATTATATCTGCTGCACTCGATGTTTTCTCAGAAGAGAGCACATTAAAAAATGAAATGGGATATATTTTGAGAATAAAATCGGGAACAAAAAGTGTTCGAGAAGTGTTAGAAAATCTTTTTTACGATATAATGAATATAGAATTTAATTTACCGACGTGGGTTCGGGGAATGTGCAAATATGGCGATTATTTTTTATACTTGGACTTGGCGAAAGAATATGGTGTAACTGGAGTAATGCCTCTTCCGGTTTATGAAGTGACACGGTTGGAAGGAATAGACCCGAAAAAGCCCGACGAGGTGAAGTTTGTTTTACAAGGAATGACCGGAAAAGCGGAATTTGAAAAATTTCAGGTTGCGCATTTTAGACTGAATAGTGATAGTAACTTTCTTCCGTATGGAAAGTCAATAATAGAAGGTGCTCGCCGAGTCTGGAAACAACTTATACTTATGGAAGACGCAATGCTTATTCATCGTATTATGCGTGCGCCAGAAAAAAGGGTATTCAAAATAGACGTTGGAAATCTTGCGCCTAACGAAGTTGATGCGTATATGGAAGTGATTATGAATAAAGTTAAAAAGATTCCGTATATTGACGAATCCACTGGCGAATATAACCTAAAATTTAATATGCAAAATATCACGGAAGACTTTTATTTACCGGTTCGTGGTGGAGATAGCGGGACTTCTATCGAATCGTTGGCGGGGCTTGAATATAACGCGATAGACGATATCGCGTATTTAAAAGATAAATTAATGGCCGCGTTAAAAGTTCCGAAAGCTTTTCTTGGCTACGAAGAAGCGCTTAATTGTATAGTTCCTGAAACAAAAATACCTCTATTGAATGGTAAAACTAAAACTGTTGCGGAACTTATCAAAGATTATGAAAATGGAATAACTAATTATGCATATTCTATAAACCAAAAAACGAATAGCATTGTTCCTGGAAAAATTACTTGGGCCGGATTCACTAGAAAAAATGCGGAATTGGTAAGAGTAAAATTAGATAACGAAAAATATATTGATTGCACTTCTGACCATAAGTTTCTGACTCGCGATGGAAGATGGGTCGAGGCGAAAGACTTATTGGTCGGTCAAAGTTTAATGCCGTTGTATTTGAATGAAACTGATAGGGGGTATTCCACTGTTTATCAACCAAATAATGAGAAATACAAAGAAGTACACAGAGTTGTTGCCGAACATTATGGATTAGTCAAAAAGGGTAGCGGATGTGTGGTTCATCATAAAGATTTTACAAAAGAAAATAATTATCCTGAAAACTTTGATTGCTCGATGGATTATTGGGGGCATAGG